TTTCCTCCTAGATTTCCTCCTAGATTTCCTCCTAGATTTCCTCCTAGATTTCCTCCTAGATTTCCTCCTAGATTTCCTCCTAGATTTCCTCCTAGATTTCCTCCTAGATTTCCTCCTAGATTTATCTTCAGTATCTAATTTCAGCCAACTAGATGCTAATTTTTGTGCTTCTGGTGAATAATACCATTTAAGATGTGATCTAAGTTCTGAGACAGTCTCGGAGGCGAGTCGCTCATCACTTAGATCTTGGTTTCTCATAGTTACAATTTCCCATGCATCTCGAAATCTCCTTAATTCCCGTATCAATTCATTCCTCTTCATTTTAGAAAGCGGTTTAGGTTTCCACATTCCTTTATATTTTTTAACACTGCTCATTTATTAAAACAAATAAAAATAAGAAATAAATTGAACTTAAAAATCTACTGACTAACATAAACAATCATGTCTAGAGAACTCCACATTGATTCTTTATCTCAAAAAACAAGAGAACAACTTATGAAAGAATTACAAATCAAAATTGAAGGTTCAAAATTCGCATATAATTCTCAGCCAAAGTATATATATCCAATTGATGTAACTGAAGATTATGCATATATACCATTTGCATATGGTCTGTATTGTTCTTCTGGTCCCTTTCCACGCCCAGACAAGAAATTTTTCCCCAAAACCAATGTCAAGTTTAACGGAAAATTAAGACCTAAACAACGGGAAGTTAAACGAGAAGCAATCGAACATTTAAACATTTATGGATCAACCATAATTGCAGCCAACCCAGGCTTTGGAAAGAGCTGTACAGCTCTTTACATATCAACTAAAATTAAAATGAAAGTCTTGATTATTACCCACAGAATAGTTTTAATTAAACAGTGGGAGTCAACTATCGCCAAATTCTGTCCAGATGCTGCTGTGCAAGTATTAACTGCTAAATCTAAGAAAAAGGACTGTGACTTCTACATTATGAACGCCATCAACGTGCCGAAACACGATAGATCTTACTACAAAGATATTGGTTTTTTGATAGTGGACGAGATCCATCTTATTATGTCTGAAATTCTATCAAAATGTATGTGTTTTGTAGTACCTCGTTATGTACTAGGATTATCTGCTACCCCTTACAGAGAAGACGGGATGAATGTATTATTGGATATGTATTTTGGTAATAGAAAGATATACAGAAAACTATACCGAGACCATAAAGTATATAAAGTACAAACAACATTTGTACCAAATGTAGAATTGGCTAAAAACGGAAGAGTGAACTGGGGTGTTATATTAGAATCCCAAGCTAACAATCACGAAAGAAATGAGATGATTATTAGGATTGTTAAATATTTTTCCGAAAGAGTATTTCTTATTTTATGCAAACGCATTATACAAGCTGAATATTTAGTACAAAGATTAGAAGAAGAAAACGAGGACGTTACAAGTCTAATCGGTAAACAACAAGAATATGAGCAAAAGAGTCGTATTCTTGTCGGTATTAGCTCTAAAACTGGTACTGGATTTGATCATCCTCGTCTGAACGCAATGATATTAGCTACCGATATTCAGGCATATTTTATCCAATACTTAGGCAGAACTTTTCGCACAGAGTCTGTAGTACCTCTTATTTTTGATATTGTAGATAAAAATCCTATTCTTGAACGCCACTATAGGGTTAGAAAAAATACATATCTAGAACACGGGGGACGTATTATGGATTTTAAAAAATCATTTCCCGAGGTCGATATAATATAAATTAAAGTGTAATATTATACTTTGCAAATAATTGCTGTTTCGACATAGTAGGTTGCTTTTTACAACGATGTATAATGTTTTTTAGTAGAATCATAAAATGTAAAAGTCTACACTTATTAAGCACCGATTTTTTTAATAATGGCTCATTGTGATTCAACCATGATTTCACAGGTTGTGAACAATCGTTGCAGATTGGCATGTCTGCTATACTTTTCACATAGGAGAGAGTATCGTTAACATTTTCTGGAATATATCTATATTCAAACGTATATAAGAGTATTTCGTACCATGGATCTGATTTATATTTTTCCATATGTTTACGTAGATTCTTACGATACATGTTATACTCATCGTCTGGGTTAACGGAAGCTACCGATTGAGTAATAATTGGGTTATTGGATTTAAGACGAGCTTCAATGAGTGACTGTGTCAGAATTTTATTATTTTCTCTGAGCTTACGGATAACCTCTTCGTGACACTGCTTTATTTTTTCTTTTTCAGTCCTTATCTTTGATTTAATATCTACTGCTCGATTAAGCAATCTATTTCGTTTAATCTCTAAGTTTTTAAGAAGTTTTTGATTATTTTTGATTCTCTTAGAAAGCTCATCATGTTCCTTCTGAACGATTTCAAAGTTTCTTTCATTTTGCTTCAACTCATCATACATATTTTCTATTTCCGTGTAAGGATCTTTGTGTAACTCAGACATACTAGCTGAGCCAGATTCAGAATAGGGATCAGATTTTGTTTTAGTAGATGATACCGGTAGATTAAAACGTCTCATTTTGAATGCCATTTATTCAAAATGTAATAGTATTTAAATTACTTAAAAATTGTTCAAACAATTTTTTTACCCAACTCAATATATCTTATGGAATGAAGTACAACATCATAACATTCATGTCCAATGTTGCATCTACATTCACCTGTCTCACTAATACCAATCCAGTTTCCGCATAAACCTGTTTCTTTATCCTCAAATTGACACTTCAATTCAAACAATAAAAGTGGTTCACGACGCTCACTAGCTTTCTCGATCCATGCTGTAGATGTCTCATCTCCTGCAACATATTCGTTATACGACTCAAGTTCTTCCTCATTTAAATCTTGAATTAAATACTGACGCACTGAATCCATTTTTATATTGATCATACGCTTTTAAATTGGCTTAAATTAGTTATAGATTAGCTTTCTATGAATTTTTGACATTTTTAGTTAAAATCTCTTCATTATTTATAATTTCATTTTTAAATAACGATTCTACACGGTACATAATTTCCTTTATTTATAATTGTTGCACAAACCCGATGTCTACCATTCATAACATTATATTTACCACCTAAAACTTTTTGTATTTCTATAGGGGGTAACCCTTTTGAATATCCAAGTAAAACACTTTCCAATCTTTTTTGATCTAGACCAAAACTATCGGTTGCATAAATATTATTCATAAGGCTTGAAGGAAAAATATGATTGTTTGTCTCTACCATATCTGCGACCTTTTCATCAAAATACAACTGTTTGAGCTGTATTTTGACATATTCTTTTGAGTTACAATGAAACTCCATAATTGATCAAAAAAGAGTTTTTGATCAATTATTTCAATTATTTTTTGTAAGATATTCTTTAGTTGATATTTCTACAAAAAGACATTAACTACACATTCTGGCCTGTTTATACCATTCTTTCTTATGGTTTCTTTTGTAATATATATTATCATATAAAGAATAGTCTATCCCTTCATATCTACACTCATATCTACACACAAAATAATTTTGATTACGGTCATAAGAACCCCAATATTCTCTTTCATCTTCTTCACATTCTCGTTGCGCTTCTCTGGCATCGTCTAACTCTTTTTCTGTTATTTCTCTATGCACAGTCTGAGTAAAAGACCAATCCAACATCATTCGGTCTTTTTTGTATAGAAACTGAGAATGTATATATGAAAAAACATCGTCAGGTATATCCAAAAGCCAATTTCGAGCCTCCATGATCTATTGAATTTAATTTTTAAAAATTAAATTCAATATTAAATTGAGTCAGTCCCAGTCGTAATAAATACTGGCAGCCTCCTTATAAAGTGCAATTCCCTTTTTACCTACATTAATAAGAACCATATCATGCTTTTTGATGCCAAGATTTTTCTTAGCTTTTGCGACAGCTTTATTCCAAGGACCAAAGTTTTTTTTCGCAAGCTTACTCTTTTTCTTCGAAAAATATTGCTTTTGACCATTTACATACCTTGTACCAATATTTCTTGATGTAAGACCTCCAGAGGTCTTATCTAAAGTTCTATTTTTGACTTTTGTGTATTGTCTTTGTCTATGTTCGGGCATTTATTAGAGATAGGAAAATAATTTTATGGAAAATACAAATCGTATTTTCCAAACGCAAACCCACCGGAAAAATAAAAGCGAATTTAAAGAAATAATTTCTTTAAACCAAATAAATGGCTAGTTTAACAATAAACAAAGATATCAAAAATAATCAACCGGGCCGGTCAGATCCGGAAATCGGTAAAGACAACAAACTTATTTTTCCAAATTTCGACTCAATAAAAGTATCAACTAAAACTTTTATTGTAGTAACTAATATGACCCTTGATATTGACAAGTTGTTTCACTTTCTGCCAATTACCGATTATATCCTTGTACCCAAACGAAGAGGTCGAAAGAAAAAGAACGAACCAGCCGATCCTAATAAAAATATTCGATCAGGATCTATTATCACCCTAGAATACCAACACAAAATTAGAGGAGTCGATATGAAAAAGAAAAAGAAAAAGAACAAAAAAGCACGTGGTAACTACTTTCGTAACTCTGTCACCATCGTCATGATCATCGGAAACAAAAAAATTAATTACAAAGTAAGCCGTAACGGTAAATTTCAGATGACTGGCTGTAAATGCGATGAACACGCAGAAGACTGTGTTAAATGGTTCTGGCACTACATCAAAGACACTGAAGGTATATATAAAATGAACAACGATGGGGATAACGATGGGGATAACGATGGGAATAACGATGGGAATGACGATTATTTTGTGGACTCAGATTCGGAGTCTGATGAGGAGTCTGATGAGGAGTCTGATGAGGATACAGACCCAAAACCTAAACAAATCCCAACACTGAAGGCGATTTTTGTACCGGCTATGCGCAATATAGATTTTGCTCTCAATTTTCTCATAGACAGAGAGAAATTAGACGAATATTTTAACGTATGGACTGAATACCACTCCCTTCTAGAAACTAGCTTTGGATACACTGGTGTTAACATCAAGATACCATTGACTAAACCTATCAAAGAATTAAAACTTAAACAACTTTGCTGTGTTAATGGTAACGATTGGCGAGAACCAACCTATGTTCCATATGATTATTATCTCAACATGCTAGAACCCAAAGACGTTGCAAAAAAATTAAAGAAAAAAAGATACAATACCTTCCTTGTGTTCCATAGTGGCAAGGTTATATTTTCTGGGATGGAAGCCTCTTTTATGCGCGACACCTATTACGAGTTTTTAGACATTATTCGCGAATGCCACCACATTATAGAGGAAAGATTGGACTCATGAGCGAGGATGATGGGACCAGAATGGAAAACTAAATCAAATAATAATCAATCCGAAAAAGAAAATTGATTATTATTACAGTATATATTGTAAAGTATGTGCTTGTGAAAAAACAAGAAAGTTGGCTGAAAAGAAGAAGCGAAAATAGGATGAGAATTATTTTTCTATGGCACAAATTAGAAAAATAATTAAATTATTATATAGGCCTATTACAAATGGCTAAAATTAATACAAAGTTGGCTTATTTCTCATTTTTCATGTTTATTGTTGGGATTGTATGTACTGTGCTGGTATGGGATATCCAATCAAAATTATCTAATAAATGTATTGATACTAAGGTACAGAATGGATTAAACTTCCTATTAGCACTGAGTGTTATGATGGTAGTTGTGCCAATAGTTCAAATAGTATGCTACTGGGGATGTGGATGTAAACAAGATGATTTACCGTATACAGGATTAACCCTCGTTATATTATTAACATTGGCTGTTACTTCGTGGGTTGTTTATTCTGGTTTGAAGGGCGATTGTGATTTGGATTATGGTAAAAATGTAGTGGGTATTATTGGGGGTATTTCTACAGGAATATTGGTGCTGTATGGCGGGTATAAAGGATATCAGGCATATGGGGGAAAATATGGGGGGAAGAAAAAATCAGGAGCTGCTGCAATCCCGTCAGTTCCCTCATCAGATCCCTCATCAGATCTCTCATCAAATCCCTCATCAGATCCCTCATCAGATTTTTTACCAGAATTGGGTAAACATCAGGAGTTTGAACGAAAGTCTCAATCTGATATTTTGGATGATCCATCTCCACTCTAAAATTTAAATATAAATAAAATATTGTAGAAACATAAATGGGCTTTTTTGATAAATGGCATCTATTTACGTTATTTATGAGCGGTATGGCAATCCTTGGTTTACTTTTAATAGTCGTGTCTTTCATGGCGTATCAAAAACTTACGGAAGGTTGTACATCCGATAAACTCCGAACATATCTGAGAATTGCGACCGGCTTGGGATCTGCAATTTTTACCATAGGTTTTGGGTATGTATTTTGCTGGTATAAATGTAATTGTAATGTTGGAGTTAGATCGAAGGCGAGGGTTTATTTCTTCTTATTCCTCCTTCTAGTTATGGGGATTGGTTTATTAGTCCTTATCTATGGTATAGACGACGAATTGAAGAAACCAGAATGCAACGTTGATTTAGGTATGTTACCTACTATTCTGAAATGGGCCGGTATAATTGATATTATTGTAATTGTCCTGTATGGGGCTTATACAGCTTACCAAAAGTATCCTGATGTATTGGGGAAATTGGGCGAAGATGCTGAAGATGTTGAAGATGCTAAATCTGAAAGTGATGTATCGGGATTTTCGGAGGAAGAGGAAGAAGTAATGGCTGTTGCTGAGAGAAAAGCCGATCTTGAAGACTCTCGAGATGATCTTAAAAGGGAAATTAAGAGTTTAGAATACCAGGGAAGTAAGGCAGCAAAATCTATAGATAGATTGAGACGAAGTGGACTAAAGGGTGATAGACAAGTTTTAAGAGATACCAGAAAAAGATTGGATACAATTCAGGCTCTTTTAGTTAAACGCAGACAAGAACTTAAGAATAAGGAACAGCAGATATTAAATATATCGTCTCAGCTTGGGATATCTGAACCTGAACTAAAATCTCAGGCAAAATCTCAGGTAAAATCTCAGGCAAAATCTCAGGTAAAATCTCAGGTAAAATCTCAACTCCCGTCTTCAGAATCTTCATTGGGTGGTTTTGGTATTTTTGGTGAACGTAAAGAAAAACTTCCGGACCCAAGATTTGGAT